TTGCCGATTGCTTCGGCTTCACGCTCGAAGAGGTCATGCAGCAGAACCTCGACAAACTCGCCAGCCGCCGCGAGCGCGGCGTGATCGACTCAAACGGGGATAACCGATGATCGCTTATGACCCACGCCTCTCTTTTCAGCGGAATCGGAGGGTTCGATCTGGCGGCCGAGTGGGCGGGCTGGACGAACGCCTTCAACTGCGAGATCGATCCTTTTTGCCGCAAAGTATTGAAATATCACTTCCCGAATGCAGAACAATATGAAGACATCAGAACGACCGACTTCACTGTCTGGAAAGACCGTATCGACGTGCTTACCGGTGGATTCCCGTGCCAGCCGTTCAGCCTCGCAGGAAAGCGGCGAGGTACAGAAGACTACCGCTACCTGTGGCCCGCGATGCTCGACGTTATTCGGACTGTTCGACCGCGCTGGGTCGTTGGCGAGAACGTTTACGGAATCGTTAATTGGTCGGAAGGGTTGGTATTCGAAAGGGTGTGCGCTGACCTGGAGACGGCAGGATACGAGGTGCAGCCGTACATTATTCCGGCTTGCGGTGTCGGCGCTCCCCACCGTCGGGACAGATGCTGGTTTGTTGCCCACCGTACAGACGCAGGGACTGAAACGATGCGTGAACGGTCGAACGGAGTTCATGCCGACAGTATTGCTTCCGACACCCCATGCCTCGGACGCATCACGCGGAGGTCAAAAAGTAACCGGACTATACAAAACGAGAAAATCGGGTCTAACATATATGTCCCTGTTGAACGATCTGGCAGTAAGCGGACTTTTACCGACCCCGACAGCGAACGATGCGAAGAATGTAACGCTTCCTGCCAGTCAGGGCATATGCAACGGACTACCCAAAACAGCGATGCAAAGCGACGAATACCGGACTGGAACGGGTTCCCGACTCAACCCCCTGTATGTGGCGGAGATGATGGGTTTCCCGGGGAATTGGCTGGTATCGCCTTTCCTCGGTGGCGCCGGGAAGCCGTCAAAGCCTGCGGTAACGCCATAGTCCCGCAGGTGGCATTACAGATTTTCGAAACGATAAATGAATACGAAAGGAAATGAAAAAACACTTACTTACAAGTTTTCTTTTTGGAACACTGACAATTGTTTTATGTGGTATTATATCCGGGGAACCCTATCGCTCGATTGCATGGGCCGTAATATTGGTTATTCTTATTATCTCCGTCATTGCAATTGGGATAGCGACAACCGCAATCTACGATTTGTTGAAGCAGGGGATGAATATCAACATGCTGACTATCAATGGCGGAATCCGCTTTTTCGACAAAAGCAAGGCCGACAACCCCGATATTGAGGAGAATCAAAACGATCAGAGGAAATGAAAAAAGTAATGTTCAACGATCTTTACGGGTAGTTTACGAATTTGAGTTGGTGAAACAACGAGATTCGATGCAGAACATTGCAAAACTTTGAAAAACTTTCAAACATTTTGAAATATGAGAGAAATTAAATTCCGGGGCAAGCGCCTCGACAACGGAGAGTGGTTGTATGGCAGCCTTGTCATTTTGAATGGGCGCTATTTTATATTCGATGATGCAAACAGACACGAGGTCGATCCCACTACCGTCGGCGAGTTTACGGGGCTGAAAGACAAGAACGGTAAGGAGATTTACGAGGGGGATGTGATACGCTCTCCATTGTCCGAGGATAAAACTCGCCCTCATAGAATCTTTTACCATACCGGCAACGCAGCTTTTATGGGGGCCTTGGTCGATAGAAAGGAATTATGTTATTTAAGATTGGATCAGGATTGGATTTATAAATTTGGAAAAGAAGTCATTAGCAACATCCACGACAATCCCGAATTTCTGAAAGGAGGCGAGCAATGAATAGGACTATGAAACAATGGCTTTTGCCCCTTATCTGCCGCTGGTTCGGGCATAAGGATTTCGAGGAGGTATATTGCGTCAAATCGCCCCGAAATTGGTTCTGCCGCCAAAACAAACCCAACCGATACGACGTGGTGCATGATATTGTTTGCTCCCGATGCCGGCGGGTACATCGAACTATCCTCAAATCCCGAATTAGCCGCGCACAACTCCTGCATGACGGTTGGTTTATAATCGACGAATAGCCATGAAAAGCAAAAAAGCAAAGGAATTTATCGACGGATGCTTGAATCATCTTGTAATAGAGATGAGCGACCACGCCAAATGGCAGCTACGAGCAGCAATGAGCCATACAGCCGAACTCGCCGAGCAGGAGGCCGAGGAAAGGATGCGGGATAAAGCGATCGAAGCATTTTGCAAGGATTGCCCAATTTACTCAATACAAACAAGTAATGGGGGAAATTGCCCCGATTGCAGTGCATTAAACGCATTCAAACAAAGACTGAACGAGGAATGAAATTCACAACCCATTGCTTTGTCCGCGTCGAGGATGCGGAGAAGCGAAAAGATGTGATCGAGTGGTGTATGCATATTGGCTATGAATATATTTATCCCCCAAAAGAAGAGAGATTAGGCGATAAGGTAATATGTGACACTTATTGTGTCGGCGTGGCTCATGACGCACAAACATTCACCGCCTTGAATTGCATAGACTGCGGCACCAACATCGAGCTGTTCAGGGCGCTGGCGGCGATGAACAACGAGAACGATCAGGAGCAATGGTACTCATATACGGAATATCCGACTAATGAGAGTAAAAATGGGGTTAGACGGCTTATTTTTAACGAACATACGCGATTCGATTCTTTTGTAGATGTACCATCAGGTTATTACCGCAAGGCTACAGTCGAGGAGATCGTCGAATATTTCAAAAACAATGAGAAATGAAAACAATTGAGGAAAGAATACAAGAATATGTGGCCAATGCCTGGGTCGAACTTGATCAATTCAATGAAGACCATGTAACTTTTGAAAATATCGTTACATCCGCCTGTGTTGTTGGCGCTAATTTCGAATATGAGGAATTGACCCGCTGGCGTGATCCGAAAGAGGAGCTGCCGCAAAATGGACAACTCGTGTTGTGTAAAACCTCTGATAAGAAACTTCCATTTGTCACTGTTAAATATGACCGTTCTGAATGGTGGATATATGTGTATCCCGGATGGGCTGGTATTGGTCATAAGATTATCGGCTGGCGGCCGATTCACGAAAATGAGTAAGATGCTCTGTGCATTTTGACTAACCAAGTAACTAACCAAGAATATCTATGAACACGAAACTCAAATCAGACTACGAAAAAGCCTGCAACGCCTATTTGCAGGCTTTTTGCGAGAAACACGGCTATGATTATGAGGATGCTACGCGGAGCTGGGTCGGCGGCGATGTCGGCGGGATCACCGAATGCGCGGACTATATAGTTGGGATGGATGACATCATCACCGACATAGACCGGGACGCTCCGGAAGATGAGTTTGTAAAGTATTACGATTACTGTCTGCGGGTGGGGAGTATCGCCTGCGGCAAAATTAGTACGCCCAATTACAGCAGCTGGCTCTCGGGGTGTCCACGCATGAGTGAAGAACAGATCACCCGGCTGGAGGAGTTGCAGAGGGACATACGCAAGGCGGAAAGAGAGCTGGAAGAACAAATAAGGAAAGAGAAGTTTTAACCGGGAGAGGCAAAATCGCTCCCTTTTTTATTCATATGGCAGTAGATACATCTAAAAACGGTACAGTAGATCGTGCTAAACTTCTGGCAATAGAAAATAAATGTACGAGAATAATTCGAATTGCGGGGGTAACGTTTTATGTTGCTCCGGATAAGGATACACCAGAACACCGGAGGCACTTAATCCGCGTTTTGGAGAGTTGCGGTCGGCGATATACTCAAAAAGCAGGTAGCTATGAATCGGAGATTTGAGGTGAGAATCGACATTCCGAATAGTTGTGAATTGATTGGATGCAGATCGGACGGAAACATGGCAATTATTGTTTTCGAAGATTGCAGCGGCCCAGAGATCCGGCCAATCGGTTTTTGTCGGGAACATTCCGGAGAAGTACCGGACGCCTTCGAAGATGAATAAAAAAGAGGCAATTCCGAAGAATCACCCCTCACACCGATACAAATATAATGATTTATTCGGAATTTGCAAATGGGACGATATAGGAAAAACGAACGCAGAAGCGGGGCACGTGACGATTCCGAAATATACATCAGTTATTCACGGAATCGATTGCTCGAAATGATTATCTGCCGGGAAGCAAGGATGGGCGTGAGTTATCGCCATGATTTCGTCTATCGATTCAAGGCACACAAATCCTTGCCGTTTTTATGGCGGAAATTCAAAAGGAATATTAGAGAACACATTGACGGATGGCAGCAGGAGCTGCCTTTATTTTGATGAATTTGCGGAAAGGGAGAGGATAATAACCGTGCAATTCGGAATATATGATGTAGAATTACATCCGTTCATCCTATTGCATAATTGCAATTAGACGATAAAAGTGTTCTTTTGATTCATTCTGTTAATGTCGTTTCAAGCATTGAACTCTATTGGGCGGGAGCCGGACGTGAAGCTACTTTATAACGTATCTTTCGGGGCACACGAAGGAAGTGCGCCTTTCGCACGTTGTCGGGACATTGACGAAGATATAAAAGCCGATCTTATCCAGCTATTATATCGATTCTATCAATTCGCAGATTACGGCTACATAAATAGGGTAGCAGCATTCGCTGATCTCCAACAATGACATCAGATATTTAGTTTGTTTGTCCATAACCGTCGCATTTACCTTTGCAACAAATAAATTGGTGAATATCTTTCCAAAGCATTGTATTTATCTGTCCTGTCAGATAGGCTACTTCTTCGCCTTGCATCGGCATTGCGGATGCTACGGCGATGTCGTCGCACAGGTGCCGCAGTTCATGCTCGAAAGAGTTCAGGAATTGTGCCTGGGATGACGCCAATCCTACGACTACGACAGACCTTCGCCGGGTCTTGTTGGAATAGGTGAATCCCGAATCCATATCGGCCTTTTCCAAATTTTCCCGTACTCGCTCCATAATTGGCCTGGGACACTCTATCTGTTCCAAAGAAAAAAGGATAGAGCGCGTGTGATAGCCATGTACGGCGAAGTAAAACCGCACATGCCAATCATAGTTCTCTATCCTCAGATCCCGCAGCTTCATGTCGTTGAATACACTTTTTGAATCCTCACATACGGTCTTTCGAGCCGCGTTCTGGATTTGATTCTGTTACAGGACATCTTCCCACGGAACATTTGTTCCCGACCCTATCAGATCGGCGAAATATCGTGTGAAGGGCAGCCCGGGATAGGCGTCTTCATCGTCGATGAAATCCTTGACGAACAGGGCCAGGTGTTGTTCATCGGCAATGGATGATCCCCAGTAATCGGCCCGGGCCATATTCGCGACATATACACAGTCGTAGCCGTTGTCGTGCTTGAGCTCGATACCGTTCGTCTTGAGCAATTTGTCGATCTGCTCTTTGGTGATGGGTTCTATTTTCTTCCCGTCGCGGTCCTTCATGCGGCTGACGGCAAATTCACACATTTTCTTCGAAAAGGACCATCCGTTTTTTTCGAGGTATGCGCGAATATCTGCCGGCATGGAGTCCCTTGCGTCCAATCTTTCTCTGTCCATAGGTTTCGCTGTTAAAGAGAGGGGATTTCTCCCCTCTCCGGATTCGTTTTACCGGCGGAATCTGGAGTAGGGTCCGGTTCCCCGGACACCTCTTCGTTCGCCATATCCGTCGCTGCCGTATTCTCCGCCACGCTCACCGTAGCCGTCGGGCATGTAGCCTCCCGTGTGACGCTCCCCGTAGCCGTCGCGCATTTCGCGTTTGGCATCCTCGTAGCCACACTCGTAGGCTTCGCGCATCTTGCGTTCGATTTCTTCACGCTCGCCGTACCCGTCACCGCGGTACCGGCCTTCGATTTCCCACATTCTCATGATTTGCTTGTTTTAGCAGACATTTGCGATTTAAGAAAGGCGTCCAGCGATGACTTCATGGAGGCGAACTCCGTTTGCATCTGACGAAGTTGTCCCACCTCTGCCCGCAGCTCCTGGAGCTCCTTGTCGCGTTGCGCCTGACCCGCGTACGCGGGATTCACTTCGCGCATGATCTGATCGAAAACTTCCAGATTGGCCTTGTGTTTTTCGTAGGAATCCACAACGGACTGGCTCTGCTGCTTTGCCGCATTGATGGCGTCTATGAGCCGTTCGCGGGATGTCGTGACCGTGAGTCCGTCCTTTGTCACCATATCGGCATTTACCGGGACGACCCATTTCTGGTCCCCTACCGGGAAGCTGACGGAAGGCTGCGCCGGGGGAAAGTTCCCGGGAGCGGGGAAATAGGGCTGTGGCGCCTCTTCAAGCGTCGCCATGTAGTATTTGGGAGTTCCGCGCATATCGAGTACATATACCGGAGCGCCTTTGGTTAAATTCGCAAACATCTTCGGTTAATTGTTTTTTGAAAGCTCCGGAGGGGCGGTTTCCCCTCCTGAAGCCTTCGGTTTATTATTGGTTAAACGGCCCCTGTCATCAGTTGCAGGGTGTCGGTCTGTTTGTCGTAGAAGAGCTGGAATACACCCGTCCCCGGAATATCGGACACGGTGACATTGGCTCCGTTGTACGTGGTCACATTCTTGGTCACGCCGTTGGTTTCGAACAACACGGGAAGCGTGCCTGTCGTGCCTGCGGGTATTGCCTGCGACAGCTCGACCAGGACTATCCCCCTGTACCAGGAATTGGCAAAGGCGTGGTTTTGGAATGAGAACACGACATCGGCGGCATTGACCGTCACACCCGTAGTTTTGATGACCGGGATACCTCTGCGATTGACATACTGAAATGGGAATACTGCCATAGCATACCTCCTTTCCGTATTAACCCCAGAATCCGCCGTTGCCGCCGAGTCCGAACGCGGCACCGAAGCCCAGCCCGTATTGGGCGGCTACGCAGGCGGGCATCGCGTACACCTGCGGATTGGGAACCACGGTCGTAGGCGGCAGGCCGCACTCGATCTTTGCCAGCCGGTTGCTCAGATCGCCGATCGCAGCGTTGATGGGCGCTACGGCCTGGGCCTGCGACTGCATGATCGTCGCCGTCTGATGTTCTTGGGAGAGCTGCCCGGCCAATGCCGCGCTCTTGGCACGCTCGGCGTCGAGTTTGTTCTGCATCTCACGCATCTCGAGGGCACAGAAACGGTCGTTGATGACCTGCGTCTGGGCATCGATCTTCGAGCCGAGGGCATTGAACTGCGTGTTGGCGTTGCTCGTCAGGGTGTTGGTCTGATTGAGCGTTGCGAGCTGGCTTTCGTAGCCCTGGCGCTCGATGGCGGTGCGGACATCGCAGCAGCAGGAGGCCATCTGCGAAAGCACCTGTGCGTTGCCGGACTGCACGGCATTGATGATCTGCTGCGCCGAGAGGCCCGACTGTGCCTGGATGTTGCACAGAGCGGTCTGAATCTGCTGTACGGAACAGTTGAGCGAAGATGCGAGCTGGTTGATGGCGGTGCCGTTTCCCTGAATGGCATTCATCAGCAGCTGACGCCCTGCGTCGCCGTTCAGCTCGGCGGGAAGATTCGAGAGTCCGTTTCCGCGACCGCCGAAGCCACCCCATCCGTTGCCGCCCCAGAGAGCCCAGAGCAGGATCATCCACATCCACTCCCAGCCGTAGCCATTGCCGTAGCCGTTATTGCGGTTGTTTCCGTTCATCAACGCGGCCACGAGGTTGCCGTCCATTGCGCCACCGTTGTCGAACACTAAAGTTTTTTCGTTCATTGTTTTAGACTTTTACATTGTTGCGTCCGTTCGGCGGACGCTGCCGTTGAGCTCACAATGCAAAAATCGACATGAACGATGGGAGAATCAATCGTATCAGTCGCAGGTGGGACGGAGTTTGGACGCAATACGGACGAGGAGCATTTCGAACATTTTACCGCTTTGTTTGCGACGAAGATCGAATTGGGAAATCATCTTCTCTATGGGCCGTCGTGAGAAGTTCATCAGCGAGGATATGACCGGGGCGTGAAATCCCTGCCTCCAGAGGAAATAGACCAGTAAATACCTGGCATCCACGATCTCGGCGTTTTTGGCTTTGGATAGTATTCGCTCTTCCGAAATCTCCGTTTCTTGCGATACCGTGCCGAGAATTTGTCGGTAAAGTTCAGATTTGCACATATAGGATATTTCTCTTACCTTTGTTCACTCTCTTACCAAATAAAAATAAGTGCCAACACACTTGCAAAGGCTTTACAGCCCCTGTCGTGGTGTGTTGGCACCTTTATTATTAGCGGAAGGTAAGAGAGACGCTAATAAAGGCAGGGGCTTTTTTTACGCCCACCCCTGACGGGCGAAAGCTGTTAGAACAGATACTTTTTCAATGTCGGCCAAAGCAGGTAGAAGTAGATTGCCCCGACGGGAATCAACCCGGTTGCGAACAAGTTGCTGCTTTCGACCTGGCAATAGTAGAGTGTTCCTATCCCACCCACAATACAAACGAATGAGAAGAAGGCAAGGAAAAGCAGTCCGATTTTTTTAATTGTTTCCATAATTATAATTCGTTAAAAAGTTATTTCCGCCATAAATCCATACTTATGCTTCCTTGAACATAGGGGCCGTTATCGCGTGGGTCCCAGCCGAGGGATGCCGTGATATTGAACCTTCCGATGTTTCTGTGAAGTTGCCCTCCGATCCATACGCCACCCGTGCGATTAACGTAATAGACGCCTGCGGCAGGCCCGAGTTGCCATCGGTAGGGCGTTCGGATTATTTTCTGCTGCGTGATAGTACGTCCGTATGTTTCGATGTGTTCAAGGGTAGGGTGGCAGTCGCCCAGGGCTATTCCGCTCACTATGGCGAAGTAGCTGCTGTCGCGATATTCCCGGCGTTCGAATGGCAGCTGTACCGGCACACTGTCCCGGTTGGGATTTATTGTTACGGTGGTAAAGGTGGTATCCGCTGGGGCGAACAACCATTTCGGCACCTCTACCGAAATAGCCGAGGACAGTATTTTATGCGGTTGCGGTCTTTCGAAGTAGGCCGTATCGATTCGAGTATGCTCGATGATACGGACATCGACGGATCGCCTGCCGAGCCACCATCCGACAAAGAACAAGCCGGTCAGAAGGAGAATCAGGATTATTTTCCGCAGTACCATAATGAGTACGAGCTATCAACCGTTGATGAACAGATCCCAGCCGGCCATCACGTCCGTCATGCAGGCATCAACGCCATTTTCTACGCGCGACATAGCTGCGACTATCGGGATCATCACATCGCGGTTGGTTGCCGTGATCCATCCGTTTTCCGGGACGCCGGACAATTCGGATACCGTACGGATATATGCATCCGTGTCGTTCTCGCTCGGGGGTGCCCAGCGTGAAATCATCTTCCGAATGGTGTCGAGCCCGTATTTTCGGCTGTAAGTGTTCAGGCATTTGAACATCGCGCGGTATCCCCACGCCATAGATTCGAACTGCTTGAATGCAGCGTCGCGGGAAGGTTCCACCTCTCCCTTCCAATGGGTTCCATCCTTGCGGATATTCCCGGGATTGTTGTTACGAAGTCCTCTGGTCATTTTTTTGTGCTGTTTAATATGTTTTCTACATCTTCAGGATTTACATTGAGTTTGCGGGCTATTTCTCCGGTCAATGCTTTTCGAAACAGACGTAAGAATGGAAAGTTCGGATTGATGATTAAAGCGTTGCCACAGCTCGACCATGCTTCTGCCAGGCAAATGGCAGAACCCAGGATCACGGTCGTAATCTTCGTTTCGATACCTCCTGTCGTAACGAATTTATCGATGAAAACGAATACTACGATCAGATTGAAGTAAACTGCCAGCTTGAATATCGTAGCCCGCAGGAGTTCTGACAGGATAAATTCTCCGCGCTTTCGAGCAACGCATATTCCAAACAAAGCGTCGAAGGCTACGGCAATAAGCACCCCATAAAGTACGAGCTGGTACCCAGCGAAGAAATTCACGATGACGATCAATAGTCCTATAAGCCATCCTTGCACGGTCATAAGCGCTTCGGACAGCTTTGTAGCAATACCTTCCAACACCTTTTTCGTTTTATTAAATATTTTGTCCATAATTATTATATCTCGGTCCAGCCACCTGTTCTGCTGTTGGTCTTATAGACTTTCCCGTTTTGGATGCGTAACCCTCCATTTCCGATCCTGACCTCGAAAATATCTCCGGTGAAGATCGCATAGTTGCTGGATCCTTTCACGACGGCTACTCCGTTGGGAGCGATCAGGTTCTTGCGGACATCGGTCACGAAAGAAAAAGTAATAGCCTCGACAGCTGCGGATGCCGCGTTTCCGAGTCCTCCGGGATAGGATGCTTCCACTGTTACTTTTATGTAGTAGTATGCCGGGGTCGTAAAACGATACCTAATGTTCTTGTTGATCTGTATCGATCCCGTGTCGTCATATGCGGAAGATTGCCGGAATATCGTGTCGGTAGTATCGGCTGTCCGGTTAATAATTTCGATCTTCACGCTTCCTCCGCCCCGGATCGTCCCCTTGACTTGTGCCGACATCTGCACCTCCGCTCCGCATTTGAATTGACTTGAGTTTCTGGAATCCGAGGCGAAAGGCTTCGTTTGAGAGGTTATGACCGCTATACTTTCCGTCGTTTGGCTCGACGGGACTTCGGAAGAGCCCAAAACCTGGCTTACGCTGTTTATGTTGTTAGTAGTGAGTATGATCTTGTTTCCGCTTGCGGTCGCATCGCTCACCTCTACGGAATTGTTTTTGACCTGCAGGATTCCGACGGTTCCTTTGGTTGCGTGTACTTCCCCGTCGGCGTGTACTCTGAACACGGCTTTTTTCCGGTTTGTGTAGTCGGCTCCCGACCAGAAGGGCACATCGTCTTCCTGCAAGCCGCTCACGCCGGCCGTCACGTCGCCTTCAGCATTTTTCAGCAACATCACATTGGTCATTATCAGACCGCCTTTCACCTCGGTACTTCCGTCTTCCATAGCCTTCTTGAGGTACTCTGTCGATTTGATGGATTCGTCTATCGCGTCGTCGATCAAGTCCGACATGTTGCTGCTTATTTCATAATAATCGGAGAATACTTTTCTGAACTCGGTGCCGGTTATCTCGGATGTCGTACTCATATCGGCCAGCAGGGGCGTGAGATAATCTTCGAGTGCCTGGAAATAGACCGTAAATGAATCCGTGGGGACATCATACTTTTCGGCATTCGCCATGATGCTCCAGTATTCGTTCTGTATGCGTACCCATTCGTTGGCCACCTGTTGTTTATCGGAGGGTGTCAGGCTCGAATCCGAGGCAATGTAGTCCACATCCAACTTCACCTGTTCGATCTGCGCCTGCACATCCTCTTCGGCCGTGATATACCCCGTGGGGGCCTTGTTGCCTTCCGTAAGCTGAATGTCGTAGAGATACATGGAAACACCTTTGCCGACATACATGTATATCTTCTGTACCACACGCGAAGCATCGATGGTGTGGACCACTTCATATACTCCTTCCGTTCCCGCCGGAGGAGCGGAAAGCACTTCTTTGGTGCCGTCTTCGTATACGATACGGAACGTAATTTCGGCACCCTGCTTGATTCGGGCTTTGAAGACGTACGGAGTATTCGGCTTGTATTTTATCTGGCCGCCGAAACAGTCGGGGACCGTCGAAACCTGGGAGGCGTTGGTTGCGGCAAGCCCGGCTTGTATAAGTTTGCTCCAATTGACATACAAATATGCTCCGTCCGCGTCCGCCCCCGAAGTTACGACATCCGTAACGCCCTCTTTGACACTGTTCCATTCCCGGATAAATTGTTTAGCGATATAGTTGCGGGCGCCGAACTGAAGATTCGCAATCTCGTCTTTGGCTTCGTTGGCTGCCGTATCATCGGTGTATTTGGATGCTTTGTCCCAATCCGAGCTCTCGAAATTGCCCGTTGCACGGGATTCGATACAGCGCATGATGTCACCACCTTCGCCCTGCGTCCAGATGTCACCCACATCGTAAGGTGTAGTCGGTGTTACGACGAATACACGACGTTTGGCATCAGCCGTGTCCTGCGCCCGCGCCGCCTCTTGCAGGGCCTTTACCGCATCGCTGTCGGCGATCGGCGTCCATTTATAGGTTCCGTCCTCTTCTTTTACCCACCGCCACGATTTGCCCGCATCGGGGTTCGTCGTCTCGTCGCTCGATATGGTGAAGTGAATCTGCGGGTATTCCGCCGGAGTGATTTTGGCATTATCGGTTTTGCGGATGACAAAAGC